CGACTTCGTTTAAGACTCGCCGCCTTTATACACGCTGATGGCCACGTGTTATGGTATCGGCTACTCTTTCCCAAGAGCCCCGAATTGAGGTATTGCCCTGTCCAGTGTCTTGTTTATCGGATGACACGGTCCTATCTTTTGTTTTACTCTACCGGATGGATGGCCCGGAGAGAGGAAAAAAGAAACCTAAGACCCCTAACGCTGGTCTTGTCGCGCCTACTAATAACCGGCGTAGGACCGGGGATCTGGTGGGTACTGAAGGAATTGAACCTAACTGCCAACCACCCTACATATTATGGCAACGGATTTACAGTCCGCCGTAGGGAACAGCACCCATTTTTGGAGTGAAGGATCGGATTTGAACCGATGGCTTTACAGTTTTGCAGACTGCTCCTTTGGACCGCTCAGGCACCTTCACAATGGCTCACCAGCGTGGACTTGAACCACGGACCAACAGATTAACAGTCTGCTGCTCTACCGACTGAGCTACTGGTGAATATTCTTTACTACATTTTCTTTATTATATAGACACTAGTATTTAATGTCAAGTCTTTTATACCAAATTGCTAATGTATATCGTACATTTTTTTCTACAGGCGATACACCATGGTAATAATGTTTGCCGTCAAAAGATACTGATCTACCGGTTTTGGGTATCACGCTTATATCATTATGAATAAATGTGTTGCCTCCCGAATAGTTATCATTCAAATAAGTTATAGAAGTAAAAACTGTACTGTCTGCAGCATGATCATAATGTAAATTTTGTCTAGAATTTATAGGCCATCTTACTATGGCACACCAGTCGACAGCTATCTTTTCATGTAATAAGTTATTGACCGATGATTCTACCTTTAAAATTTTTTCTGAGAAAAACCAGTAATCCTGCCAATTATATAGCGGCAATGGTTCTGATCCTTCCCACACGTGGTTGCTATAATTGGTATTATGCAATTCTATTAACTCATCACATTCATTCTTAGAAAGAATATCATCTAAAATAAAAATTTTTTTACTAAAAAGATTCATACTGCTCCTTGGAGGAAACGGTGAGATTCGAACTCACGGACCCATCTCTGGACCTCTAGTTTTCAAGACTAGCGCAATAACCCGGACTCTGCCACGCTTCCTTATATGGAGGTGATAGTTGGTATCGAACCAACCTCCTAGGCTTATGAAGCCTGTACGCATCCATCTACGTCATATCACCTTGGCGGAAGGTACAGGATTCGAACCTGTGCGCCCACTTTCGTGAACGGCGGATTAGCAATCCGGTGCATTACCACTCTGCCAACCTTCCTAATACTTTGTCTAATCCACATCGTGTCGAGACTTCTTCATCTCAACACCACCACCTTGCTCTATAATTCTTGCTCTAAGTTCCTCAAGAGAGATAGGAGCAAAGTCAATACACTCTACACTTACATTAAAGTATCTGGAGTCAATCTTATCATCTTTCATCACTCTTCTGAAATGAAGATGCCCATGAACATTACAACCGAATCGTTCTATGCTATCAGGATGTACTGGAACATGGCTAAGAATAAGACCAGACATCACATGGTATCCTCTGATATCTCTAAAGTGCTTGGTGTAATCACCTAGCTTAAAAATATCATGGTTGCCTTTAATAAGAACCTTATCACCATTAAGACGATCAAGAATAGCAAGTGATTTTCTTGCAATGACTACATCGCCACAATGGTATACTTTGTCTTTCTTGCTAACACGGTCATTCCATCTTTTGACCATCGCCTCATCCATTTCTTCTGCATTGGCAAATGGTCTAAGAGGAGTACCATCATCTTTTTTAAATACGGTACATGTTTTATCATGACCGAAATGTGTATCACTAATAAACCATGTTGCTGACATTTTAAACTCCTAAAATGGCCTGACCGGAGGGATTCGAACCCCCGACCAACGGATTAGAAATCCGTTGCTCTATCCTGCTGAGCTACGGTCAGATATATGGTGCCGGTTGTCGGATTCGAACTGACGACCTTCGCTTTACAAGAGCGCTGCTCTGGCCAACTGAGCTAAACCGGCATAACTGGGGTGGTTGATGAGATTCGAACTCACACTTTGCGGTCTCACAAACCGGGGCACTACCATTGTGCTACAACCACCATTGATTGGCAAGGGGTACTGGATTCGAACCAGTGATCCTAATTTCAAAGACTAGTGCTTTAGACCTAACTAAGCTAACCCCCACTAATTCTGGCCTCGGTGGACGGATTCGAACCGCCATAACTGGTTTTGGAGACCAACGTAATGCCATTATACTACACCGAGATATATTGGACCGTCATGAGAGATTTGAACTCCCGACCTCTCGGTTCGTAGCCGAATGCTCTAAGTCCACTGAGCTAATGACGGATAATACTTGGAGCGGGTAGTGGGATTCGAACCCATCTATTGAGGTTTGGAAGACCGCCGTGTAACCGTAAACACTTTACCCGCAAAAATCTTGCTATGTCCACCTTGCAAGTAGGACTCTAGTTGCAGTTTGAGAGGCTTCGTAACTAGTATCGAGAGGCCATCCTGCCACAGCGTAAAGCGACACTGTGCATCTTGGTACACCGTATGGGAATCGAACCCATCTTTCCACCTTGAAAGGGTGGCGACCTAACCGATAGTCGAACGGTGCATATACTGGTACGGGCACGGAGAATCGAACTCCGATTTACTGGTTAAAAGCCAGTTACTTTACCACTAAGTTATACCCGCAAATACTGGCGGTCCCAAGGGGTAACGATCCCCTTCTTTTGGCGTGACAAGCCAACGTGCGTCCATGAACACTTTGAGACCTTATTCTTTGGTGGAGGATAACGGCATCGAACCGATGACTCCGCGGTGCAAGCGCGGTGTTTTCCCAACTATACTAATCCCCCTTATTACCATATTGAAACACACTAATACCAAACTTTTTCGCCCCGGCTTATATGTCTATGCATCGTAGCGTTGGTCCTTGACGGGTCTTCAAGTGTGCTTCAATATGGTACCAGGTAGTGGGATTGAACCACTGACCAATGGATTATCGATCCACTGCTCTACCTCTGAGCTAACCTGGTATTGGTACGCTAATTTGTTAATGAACTATCTACAATCAACGACGTATCGTCAACTTGATCTAATAATAACACCTAAAGTATTCTGAGTCAAATGCTCGGGTACTTTATTTGCTACATCTCACACCATAACCGTATACTAACACCTTTTGATACCCGAGTCAAATGCTCGGGTATTCGAAACTAGAATAAAAAACCCTCGGAACTTTGGATTGCGAGGGTTTTGGTGTTTTGGCTGCTTTATAAATCACCTACCCTCGCAATCTCCATGTATTGATATTGGCAAAAGACTCTGGCTTTGAGCCATAATCTCTGCTAATACTGCGGGGTTGATGAAAATAAAGCATTAAGTTTCCTTGTCTTTTATTTATTTATACACTTTAGGTGTTTTCTGGGTATTCAGGTCTTCCATAAGCAGGATCAAAATCATCCTCTTCATGATTAACCTCATCTTTTTCTTTAGATTTAATTAACAAATTTACATGATGATGGTCATCTAATGTGTTGATTAAATTAGTTAACATACTCAAAACATCTAAATGGTCACCGTCATCCTCGCATTCAAATTCTACTTCTAAATTATTAGTGGTTAATTGTAGTTTCATATAATGCTCCTAAATGATTATTTATTTTCTTCTACGACGCCAAGTAAAAATAGAAGGTGTTATCATAATAAAGAATACCACGAAAACTGCGATGGCGACCCAATATATTTTATCCATTACTTTATCTGAGACCAAACTTTTTGTCTAATTTGATTTTGTAATGATTCGGGCAAATGTACATAGTCTAATTCAGCACTAAGCTTAGCCCCATTCTTGAATGCCCAATCGAAGAATTTAATTACTTCAGCAGAGGCTTTCTTATCTACCGGATCTTTATACATGATTATAAAACTTGCAGTAGTAACAGGCCAAGTATCCTTGCCGCCCTGATTTACAATGCTTAGTCCCATACCTGGTACGCTAAACCAGTCTGCACCTGCAGCAGCTGCTGCAAACGTTAAATCATCTGGTGCTACAAAAGTTCCATGTTTATTTTGTAACAGCATATAATTCATAAGGTTTTTCTTTACATAAGCATATTCTACGTAGCCGATACTGCCTTTGATTCTATTTACATTGGCAGCAACACCTTCGTTACCTTTTCCTCCCACTGAACTAGTAGCAGGCCATTTTACTGCTGCTCCACGGCCCACACGCTTTTCCCACTCTGGGCTAATTACAGTAAGGTAGTCAGTCCAATTGAAAGTGGTGCCAGATCCATCAGCACGATGAACCACAGTAATGTTCATGTCTGGTAACTTTTTACCTGGATTTAATGCTTGTAGTTTTGCATCATTCCATTTGGTAATGTTTCCCATAAAAACTTCTGCCATGACAGGTCCTGTAATTCGAAGTTCACCGGGCTTGAATCCATCCAAGTTAATTACAGGTACAGTACCACCAATGATAGCTGGAAATTGAACTTGTCCCAATTTGTCAAGATCCTCTCCCTTGACTGGAGCATCTGACGCACCAAAGGCTACTGTTTTATTATTGATTTGACGAATACCACCTGAACTACCTATACTCTGATAATTTAGTGTGTTACCTGTTGCTTTGTGATATGCTTCTGCCCATTTTGCGTAAATAGGATAGGGGAAAGTAGCACCTGCACCGGTAATTTCCGCTGCATTTATTCCTAACGATAATAAAGGGTAAAACAAGAATGCTAGTAATTTTTTCATAGTATCTCCTAAAAATAGCCTATATTAATATTTAAGGTTTCAGAGAGCCTATCTAAGATTAAGATTTGATTACAGTTTGACCTGATTTTTTCCTATTTTACAACTTATCCAACCATTATAATACTCATCAGACTCAAGAACTCGCCTTTCAAATTGTTCTCTTGCTTCTAAATAATTACAGGTACCTTTGTTTTTACAAAGATGCAGAATAATTCTGCGAAAATTTTGCTCGCCTAATTTAGCAACATCTGCTTTTAATTCGTCAGATGATGACCAGTATGTTTGCCAGTCGGAAGGAGATTTTATTTTTTTGCGTTTACCTTTAACTACTTTAGTCTTGGTAAAGATGAAAAGTTTCTTGCCTATATATTTTCTACCTGTAGCAAGATTCTCTATTAGATACACGTAACCATAATGATCGCCAGGATCAGTAAATACTTCGTTATTATAAAACCACATATAAATACCATTCAAATTAGTATTTATAAACGGTCAACCTCCTCCCACACTGCGCCGTCGTCTACGTCATATCCTCTACCTGGATCAAACGGTGGAGCAAAATAATAATCATCTGGATTAGTCATAACATCTTCGGGATTTTCCTCAGTCTTAGAATTAGGTGTAAGACCTGCCTTATGAAAGAGTTGCATCTGAAGAGCTTTTTTATTTCTATGATCTTCAGAATCTTCTCTTGCCATATAGGCAGTTTGCCTGTCTGAGAATACCTTTTTCTGGGCATCTGTCCATTGTCTAGAATTGGCACATTTCCGAGAACAAAACTTCCCTGAAAGACTGTGCATTGTTCCACACTTTGGACATTCTTTCATTTATTTGAATTGAGGACCGACCACCCATCCAACCAATGCATATCGAGTACCCTCTGTTACTGGAGTTACTTCATGCAGTGCCCAACTAGGAAAATACAAGCATGTCCCTTTTGTTCTAGGCAAATGCATAGGATCTTTACCATGATGATAAACGAAATCACCACCTTTATACATGGCAGGATCCGTTAACTGAACAGAAAAACTTAACTTTCTTGTTTGGAAAGTCTTATACATCATATCAATATGCTTACCATAGTATTGATTGGTTACAGAATCATACATAGTAAATTGAAGATTCTCTATGTAAAGTAGATCATACTTATAGAATCTTTCATTGATGTTTAGAATACCGTCTGTTAATTTTTGGAATATCCAAGATGTTTGTTCATCAGTAGGTACCCAGCCAATGGTAGAATCTCTAATATTTTTATCAACCTTGCCGTCGTCTGAACCCCCTACCACAGCTTCTTGTAATTGCACTTTACCATTAGTTAATATTTCAACAATATTATCACATTCCTCTGATGTAAATAAGTTGTCAGTATAACACCAATGTTCATCTGCGTGTTGTTGTCTTAACCACCATTGCATAATTTACTCCTCGTCCTCGTATTCGTCTTTTTGATCTTCATCCATTTCTGCACCACAGAAAGGACAGTATAATACATTGTAATAGTCCTCATCTAAATCATACTTTATTTTGAAGACTGCATCACATTCGACACATTCGAAATGTTGTTTTCTCCCCATCCAGAATTCCTTCGTTTAAGTTCAGCTTCGAAAACTCTAGTACGTAAATCAGTAGAACTAAAGTAATGATCTCGTTTATTAAAATACAACTCTATACCTCTTTTAGTACAGACTTCTCTTGCAGTGAAATCTGTATGCTTATACTCTTCTCCGAGTATTCTGATGTCTATAGGTAAAGTTAAGAAAATATCTTCTAATTCTTTTTCTGTACTATAAACTAAAACTTCATCAACAAATTTACAAGCGCTTACTTGAATTTGTCTTTCAATAATAGATTGAACAGGTTTGTTTTTCTTTCCTGGTCTATCTAAAGTAGGGTCAATTTGTATAGCGGCAATTAACCAATCACAATGTCGTTTGGCTTCCTCAAGCATTACAATATGCCCGGCATGAAATAAATCAAAAGTGGATGCGGTGATACCTATTTTTTGAGCAGTAGATTTTCCATTTTTCATAATTTCTCCACATCAATATTACATTTTTTAAGAAATTTTATACCTTCTTCACTTCTATAATGTTTTCTAAAGTAAACCTTTTTAATTCCCGCAATATGTATTAATTTAGCACATTCAAAACAGGGTGCATGAGTAATATACATAGTACTATCAAACCCGCTCTCATTTGATCTAGCAAGTTTAGCGATGGCATTAGCTTCTGCATGAATGACTTCAGGTTTAGTTTTAAGAGATGTAGTAGTAATAGGATACGCAGGACCACCGTTATCAATATAGCAGTCCTCAGTGACAGAAACTTCTTCCTCACAATTATTATCCCAGCCGGCAGGTGTGCCATTATACCCTATACTAATTACTCTATTATCTTTAACAACTATAGCACCAACTTGTAATCTTTTTGCCTTTGACAATCTAGCATATACTTCTGCAACCTCAAGATGCGCATGATGAATCATCATTTATTTTTCCCCACTTACCTATAGGACATTCTGAATTTTTAAGTTGTGTTTTCCAACGAATAACACATCCACATACTTCACAAGTTTTTATACCAATTATAGTTTTATAATGTTCGCATTGCTCACATAAATTGCGTCTTTCTACAATGTAATCATCCATGTTTCAAACTAGCTAATTTTAAAAACATAAAAATTTTTAACCACATCCAACCAATATCAAATTCCCATTTCATGCGCGAGAGCTTGACACTGCTGGGATTGAGGTGATGGTTGTTGTGTAATTCTTCACCGCCAATCCAAATCCCCCAAGGCACAATGTTACGACTATTATCTTGAGTAATCCCATTTCTATATCCAAACCAATGTCCTATGCCATTAATAACACCTGCAGCATGAAAAGGAATCCATGCTATTTGAATTAACCATATTACTATACCCCATCCATTAAAAATTAATGTATTAAAGATAAGTAATAATAAAACACCATGTACTGAATATTTACTATATATATTCTTTTCTAACCAATCATCAGGAGTACCTACTCCATACTGATTTACCATCTTTTCGTCTTTCGTCGCCTCAGAGTAAAGTAATACGCCACTGAATAAAACGCGCCAAATGCCAAACACAATAGGAGAATGAGGATCACCTGGTCCATCTGAATACCTATGATGCTTCCGATGTACTGCTACCCATTCTTTTGTAACCATACCAGTAGTCAACCATAACCACAACCTCATAAAATGACTTAATGCTGGATGAAATTCTATTCCTCGATGTGCCTGTCCTCTGTGTAGGAAAAGGGTTACCGACACAATTGTTATATGTGTCGATATCAGTAGATACAGAATTTCTATCATTCATAGTTCTTTTTAAAATCTGCTATTGCTGCTTTTATTGCATCTTCTGCTAAAATAGAACAATGTATCTTGACGGGAGGCAAAGCAAGTTCTTCAGCAATGTGGACATTTTTGATTTGTCCTGCCTGGTCAAGAGTTTTACCCTTAACCCACTCTGTTACTAATGAACTACTCGCAATAGCACTTCCGCAACCATATGTCTTAAACTTAGCATCTGTAATAACCCCATCCTCATTTACCTGTATCTGCAGTTTCATCACATCACCGCAGGCAGGAGCACCTACCATACCTGTGCCAACACGTTTTATTTCCTTAGCAAAAGATCCTACGTTACGAGGATTTTCATAATGATCTAAAACTTGTGGGGAATATGCCATTATTCTTTTTTGTCTCCGAATAATTGAAGTAGACTTAAAAATATGTTAATAAAATCTAAATATAATGTTAATGCGCCAATAACTTCTACATTATTTTCTTCGCCATACATTATCATTTCTCTAATTTTTTGGGTATCGTATGCAGTTAGACCCAAAAAGATGATGATAGCCAAAGCACTAATAACCATGGTAAAAACACTACTACCGATAAAGATATTAATAATACTGGCAATAACGATAGCAATAAGACCAACAAACATAAACTTGCCAATACTATCAAGATTCTTTTTAGTAAAATATCCATAGAAACTCATTGTCCCAAATAATACTCCAGCACTCATAAATGCCATAAAAATGCTACCTATTTTGTAAACTGCAAAAATTGTAGCAAAACTTAAGCCCATAATAGCAGCAAATCCAAGTAACATCAATTGGGCTAATTCTTTTGGTGGATTACTATTTAAAGCTAAAGATATTCCTAATACGGCTACTATAGGCAGAAACATTACAATCCATTTGACCCAACCTGTAAATAAAAATGTCATTAGTGCCGGCACTGTGCTTACACTGAATGACACCAACATACTTACAATAACTGCTAATGCCATATGTTTATAAACACCTGCCATAGCTGTATTAATATCTGATGCAGTTTTACTATAGCTTGGCATTGAAAATGTATTTGTTAATTCCATTTTTACCTCACACTGAAAAAGATGAACCGCAACCACACGTAGTAGTCGCATTTGGATTTTTTATAACAAATTGAGCAGATGTTAGATCTTTTTTATAATCTATTTCTGCTCCTTCTAGATAGCTCATGGATAAAGCATCAACTAACACTTTAACACCATCCTGCTCCATTACGAAATCATCATCCTGTTGTTCGTCAAATGTGAATCCGTAATTGAATCCAGAGCAACCGCCACCTTGGACAAAAACTCTTAGAGGAGAGAAATCATTCTCCTCTAATTGTACTTGTTTAATTTGTTTAAATGCTTTTTCTGTTACAGTTAACATTTCATTATGCCGCTTTTGCCCAAACATCTTTCCAATCACCAGTTAAACTTCCTTTAGCATAATCAGTTACTCTGTTCTCAAAGAAATTAGTATGAGTCGGAGCATTTAGCATTTCCTCAACCCAAGGTAATGGATTCTTTTTAACTTTCATAATTCCCTTAAGGCCAAGGCTGATGAGGCGACGGTCAGTAATATAGCGGATGTAAGATTTAACGTCACTAGCGTCCAAATCAGCCACACGTACCATGCCAAATGCCAAATCAATAAATTTATCTTCCAGCTCCACCATTTTGGTAGCAATTGTGTAAATTTTACCCTTAAGTTCGTCATTCCAGATTTCCCGGTTCTCCTCTATATATGTTCTGAAGAGTTTTATCATTGACTCAGCGTGCATTGTCTCATCTGCAATAGACCAAGTAACAATTTGACCCATGCCTTTCATTACACCATGACGAGGAAAATTAAGCAACATAATAAAACTACTAAAGAGCTGCATGCCTTCCGTAAACGCGCTAAATGCAGCGATGTGCTCAGCTGTAGATTGCTTAGTACTATTCTTCGAGCTGATATCCAAAAGGTAATCATGTTTCTCTCGCATTTCAGCATACTCAAGAAACTCGTTATAAGTTGTATCCGGCATGCCCAGTGATTCGATTAAATGAGAATATGCTGCAATGTGCAGCGCTTCACGGGCAGCAAAACCAGCCAACATCATTCTTACTTCAGGTTGGGGGAAATAGGGTAGATAATTCTTTACATATCCGCCGGCTACATCCACATCGCCCTGAGTAAAAAATCTAAATATATGTGTTAGAAATTTCTTTTCGTCATCTGTTAATTTATTTTTCCAATCTTTTACATCTTCAAGCATTGGCAC